CCCACCATACTACGGTAGGGTATGGCTCATAGGCGGTTTTCCTGTGGAAAACGGCCTGGGGGCCGTCTTCCCCAGAGTTTATATAAACATTCAGTGTCCCGTTTATTCATGCCCGCCATACTTGACCTCTGTTCCGGACTCGGAGGGGCTTCGGAAGCCTTCTCCCAGGCCGGTTGGAATGTAATACGAATCGAATCGAACCCGGAATTGTCCTATGTCCCGTTCACTCAATGTCTTGATGTGTTGGAATGGACAGAATGGATTGATGATCTTCCCGAACGCATCGACGTGGTATGGGCATCTCCACCCTGCAGGGAGTTCTCCAGGGGATTCACCGCCCCAGCTCCTACCGCAGAGCGAGCCGGCCTTCCATTTGAGCCCTCAATGGAGTTAGTTCGGGCTTGTCTTGACATCATCGACTACCTCAAACCGACGTGGTGGGTCATTGAGAATGTCCAGGGGGCCATATCTCATTTTGGCGACATTCAACCCCTGGGGAATCCAAAGCAGAAGATTGGTCCCTTCTTCCTTTGGGGCAATTTTCCAAGAATCATAATGCCGTATTCGTATGAACACCTCAAGAGTTCGGTCGATGTCTGGTCAACCAATCCTCTGCGGGCTAATCTCAAGGCCATGATTCCCTTCGAGGTGTCATTTGCCTTCTTGGAATCTGTCACCCGACAGTGGACGCTTGAGAGGTGGTCTTCACTTGGCGATTGAATGCTTCAATCTGTATGAGCATCATATCACGTGGGTGAAAGATCAACCCAGGGGACGCCGTTCAAAGATGGTCCGGCGCTGTATTGACTTCTATATCAGACATGGACAGGTGATGGATTCCAGGGACATCCTTCAAAACCTCGTTTTGGAGCAGTCCGATCAGATTTCAATGCTGAAAAGGGTGCGTCAAGTAGGGGGGTGGAGGCTACTTTTCGCCTTTCTCTCAGGGTATGTCCTGTCCCATGCCCTTAATCTGCTGGAAGACGCTCTGTTCGGGTGAAATCTTAATCTCTTCAAGATTGATGAGATAGTTCCAAGTCCGAAGGGGCTCATCGGTTCCGTCCTGGGAAGAACCCATCGAGAGCCAGAGTTCCTTTACCAGGGTCGTATCACTGTCGATGATGAAGCGGTTGTTGGTGTTCAAGCCGGCGTTAGGCACGATAAAGTCCGTTGAGCCTCCCGACGTGGTGCCCCTGGTCATGTATTGCTGTTGAAGCCAAGCGAACAGGCGGTTATCGCTCACCGTCTGGTCAAAAGTGGCCGAAACCTCCTCAGTTGAGAGGTATGCTTGGATTACCATGAACCCGTTTGAGTTATTTGGAGTGGAGGCTCTGATCTCATTACACCAGAGCCAAGCCTCACTAATCCGCCATCCCCTGGTCCGGTCTGGTGATACATAGTCTAAGCACTGTTTGGGTTTGCTCCTGTTCCCATCAGCGCATTCGATGGTGCCTCTGAGGGTCATTGTGCGACCCATCACTTACACGCCCTATGCGCGGCCTTCACACAGCGCTTGAATCCGTCCTTCTTCCATTGTCCATTTTTCTTCTTGTATTTTGGACAAAGGCGCTTGAAGGCTCGGCCATACTTCAGCTGGGACTTCGACGCTTTCCTTTTCTTAGGAGTGTATCGAATCTGCCTCCGCCTCCCCCCTCTGGAGGAGGATGATCTTCTCCCTGGGGCTTCGTCTTCGTCCCAAAAGCCTCTATCGTCTAATGCAGTGGCTATGAGTTCAGCCAATTTATGGAGGGACCTGGTAGTCATTTGTGGCATCTGAATCACTGCTGGCTTAGACTCAGAGCCATAGCCGATGCTTGACTCATAGTTTCGACAGTGCATTCACAGGTGACTGAAACATAGACATCCTCATTCCATTCCGCAGAGGCGGCTCCACCGAGATACATACTTTCGGTTGCAACCAAGTAGCCGTTTGTCCAGAGTTGGGGCAAATTGTCCAGGGATTCCGACGTGGTATCAGCGACACCAGCGGAACCGGAGTTCGTTCGGTAGGCGTTGACCAGACCCGACGCAACCACAGATTTGTTCGATGCTATGACCAAGTTGCTTTGAGTCTGAGTCGTGAGTTGGAATTGGGCGGCTACCGCCTTCTCTCCTCCGGTCTTGATGTCGGGACTCCTTCCGCTAACATCAGTGAAGGACACGGCGATATTGTGTATGCGGAGAACGGACTTTCCCAGGGCAGACACATAAGCACCAAGATCAATCTCGACTTGCTTGAATTGACCAGCCACTGCAATATTCTCACAGTTCAGAGTTTGCCGTAGGAAGAATGAATCCGACTTCGCCATGTCAACCCAGGGGCGAGAAGCCGGTAATAATCCTTTATCTTCTTATACTGGGTGCGGAGTGCATCGCCCACCATACTACGGTAGGGTATGGCTCATAGGCGGTTTTCCTGTGGAAAACGGCCTGGGGGCCGTCTTCCCCAGAGTTTATATAAACATT